CTGGAGCGGCAGGCGGAAGGCGGCGGGCGGATTGCGCGCCGCGAGGGGGAGGCTGTGAAGCCGGCGAAGAGTGGCGGACTGTTTTCTGGCCTTGGCCGTATCACCCGCTAGGATGTTGGCATGAGCATTACCCTGGCCATCGCTCAGCAGCGGCTGACGCAATACCTCGATGCTGAGGCGGCGGTGCTGACCGGGCAGGAGTACCGCATTGCGGATCGGTCGCTAAAGCGTGCAGACCTCGCCGAGATCCGAAGGGGGATTGATTACTGGAGCGACAAGGTGGATAACCTCAGCATCGGCAGCGCTGGCGGTGGCCGGCGGTCCATTGTTCCCCGGCCGTTGTGGTGATGGGCAAGGCCAAGCGGCGACGGATCCAGCAGGCAGTGGCGGCGATGGGTGCCAATCAGCCCATAGCGGCATTGGGGCCTATGGCCATGCCGCCGTTGGGTACTAGCGACCTGGCGCAACAGCTGCGGTTTTCTGGCTGGCGGCCGTTTGGGTATGACGCAGACAGCGAGGCCAGTTTTCAGAATGGGGATGAACGGGTTTTTTCTCGAGACCTGGTGCGCACAGCACCGGTTGCTACGGGAGCGATTCAGACGCGGGCTAGCAAGATCATCGGCACCGGCCTAACGCTGCAAAGCCGGATCAATGCGGAGGAGCTGGGGCTGAGCGAGGACGAGGCGTCAGCGTGGCAAGCGAAGACTGAACGCCGGTTCCACATGTGGGCGCGATCAGATTTTGCAGATGTAACGCGGAAACAGAGTTTTTATGAGTTGCAGGATCTTGCACTACGGTCGCATGATGAAAGCGGCGACGTGTTCGCATTGCTTGTGAATAAAGCCCGGCAGGGATGGCCGTATCGGTTGGCCGTGCAGTTGATAGAAGCGGATCGGGTATCAAATCCTGGTGGTGCGATGGATACGGCGCTGCTTACTTCTGGAGTTGAGCGTGCAGAAGATGGCGAGCCGTTAAGGATTCATCTTGCAAAGTACCATCCTGGAAATGTTAAGACTTACGCGGGCAACAAATGGGAACCGATTTCGTTTTATGGCCAGTCCGGCCGTCGTAATGTGTTGCACCTGATGAAGATGCAACGTCCTGGGCAGACGCGAGGCCGGCCCTGTCTGGGGCCGATCATTGCGACGATCAAGCAGCTTACGCGTTACAGCGACGCAGAGGTAGATGCTGCCGTGAACAGCGCAGCGCTGGCAGTGTTTGCGACGATGGACGCAGAAGCGTTTGAAAATATCTATAACGATGACGCAAGAAATGATTACATTGTAAACGCCGCAGAATGGGACGGCGGGTTAAATGCCGGCAAGGCTGTGAGGTTGCTGCCTGGCGAAAACATCACTTCACCGACCCCCGGCAGGCCAAACCCAAACTTTGACCCATTTTTTGGGGCAATGCTCAACCTTGTCAGCATGGGCCTGGGGCTGCCTAAAGACGTGCTGGCAAAAGCGTTTAACGCTAGCTATTCAGCAAGTCGTGCCGCGCTGTTGGATGCGTGGCATACGTGGAAGATTGAGCGTGCATGGTTCACGGCACGTTTCAGCCAGCCGGTTTACGAAGAATGGTTGGCGGATGCCATTGCACTGGGGATCATCGAAGCACCAGGCTTTTTCTCGGATCCGTTCATCCGGGAGGCGTGGTGCGGCTCGAACTGGGCGGGTGATGGCCCTGGCGCGCTGGATCCGATGAAGGAAGCGCAGGCCATGGAGCTGCGCATTGAAACTGGAGTGACGACGCTGGCAGAGGAGAAGGTCGCTTATGACGGCGGCGACTGGGAGGAAACGCACCGGCAGCGGGTGCGCGAGAAGGCGGCCAGGGTTGAAGGTGGGCTAGAGCCGCCGGTATCTCCCGCACCATCTCAGCCCCTAGCACCAGCTGTGGCATCAGAGGATGACCCGGAGGATGACCCTGAGGACGATTTAGAGGATGATGATTCTTCAGATGATCCAGTCGCTACTATGACGGCATGACTGTTTTCGATGTACTGACCGCTCCCTGGGCGATCTCGCGGGATCGACTGCAGGAGATCCATGTCATTTACGCTGCATGGCGCCGCGGTGAAGCGGTGGACCTGGCGGCAGTAGAGGCACGGATTGGCAAGCCGCTTGCTAATGATCCGCAGGGTTACACGGTGCAGGATGGCGCCGCCCTGGTGCCGCTGCGCGGGGTGCTGGCGCCACGTATGAACCTGATGGCGGAGATCAGCGGCGGCAGCAGCACTGAGCTGTTTGTACGCGATATGCGGGCCGCGATGGAGGATCCAGGCGTCCGGTCAATCGTGATTTTGGCTGACACGCCCGGCGGGGCTGTGACCGGCACGCAACGGGCCGCGGCAGCTGTGATGGCAGCCCGTGGCGTCAAGCCGGTTGCCACCTATGTAGAAGGCCTGATGGCCAGCGCTGGCGTCTGGATCGGCACAGCAGCGGATCTGGTGATGTTGGATTCGGGGACTGCTCAGGCTGGCTCGATTGGTGTTGTGGCTACTCACGTGGATATGAGTAAGCAGGAGGAGGCGCTAGGCCTGAAGACGACTGAGATCGTGGCCGGCCGCTACAAGCGCGCTGCCAGCCAGTATGGGCCGCTGACCGAGACGGGCCGGGCGACGATGCAAGAACAGGTGGATTATCTGTACAGCCTGTTTGTGGCGGACGTAGCGGCCCAGCGGGGCACGACAGAGGAACGGGTACTCGAGGATATGGCTGATGGTCGAATGTTCATTGGCCAGCAGGCGGTGGATGCCGGTTTGGCAGATGGTATTGCTACACTGGAAGAGACCATTAGCATGTTGAATGACCGCGCTGCATCTCTTGGGCGCGTAGTGGTCTCCATCCCTGCATCCGCTTCTATGGACTCTCCCCCGATGACTCCCACCGCAGAGGCGGCCGCATGGGCCGCTGATCACCCTGAGGCCGCCGCGATTCTGCGGGCTGAGGCCATGGCCGATGGTGCGGCCGCTGAACGCGACCGCATCGTGGCGGTTCGTGGTGTTGGTTTGCCTGGCCATGAATCCCTGATTGAACAGCTCGCTTTCGATGGCCACACCACCGGCCCTGAGGCAGCGATACTGGTCAATGCTGCTGAACGCCAACGGCTGGCCAGCGTCAAGGACGAGCGCATGGCTGATGCGCTGTCTCCCGTGGCGTTTGCTCCTGCTCCAACGCAAGCCGAGGCGGCCCCTGTTGCCCCCGCACCGGCTGATCCTGTCGCGATGGCCAATCGCGCCAGGGAGCTTATTGCAGACGCGCAGGCTCGCGGCGAAGTGCTCTCCGCACCTGCTGCGGTAGCGCAAGCGCAAAAAGAACTTACTAACTCCTGAGGAGGCCTGAACAATGACGATGCGCAATGCAGGCCTTGCAAAGGTCTTTACGACAGGCGCTTCGGTAAATCCGAGCCGCTTTGTCAAGTTTGATTCTGACGATCGCACTGTGATTCAGTCGGCCGCGGCTGCTGATCTTACGATCGGTGTTTCTGACTACAACCCAAACGGCACAGCCGCCGCCGCTACTGAGCGGGTGGATGTGTTTGTAGATGGGATTGTGACTGTCACCTATGGCGGCAATGTCACCCGCGGACAGCTTGTGATGAGTGACTCTTCTGGTCGCGCAATTACTGCTGCCGCTTCGGCCGGTACCAATGTCCGCAGTTGTGGCGTTGCCATGGTGAGCGGCGTTTCCGGCGACCTGGGAGCTGTGCTCCTGATTCCTGGCTCGTTCCAGGGTTGACCCTTTCACTCTGAGGATTGAACCATGGCAAACATGAATTTTCCGTTTCCTACCGATCCGGTACTAACGGCAATTGCGCTAACTTACACCAACCGCAGCCTCATTGCTGATCTGGTGTTGCCCCGCACTCCGGTCCCCAAGCGAGAGTTTGAGTGGACCAAGATGGGCCGAGATCAGATGTTCACTGTTCCTGAGACTCGGGTTGGCCGTAAAGGCCAGCCGAACGAAGTCGAGTTTGGCGGCACCAAGGAAGCCGCATCGATTCGTGATTATGCCCTAGATGACCTTGTGCCAAACGAAGACGCTGATGAAGCCCTTCCTGGCTATGACCCGCAGGGGATTGCTGTTGCCGGCATTACTGAGCTGATTGCGCTCGACAGAGAGAAGCGAGTTGCTGATCTGGTGTTTAGCCTGAACACCTACCCCAGCGACAACCGCACCACGCTTTCGGGTACCAGCCAGTGGAGCGACTACACCAACTCAGACCCCTACAGCGCCGTTCAAACGGCACTGGATGCAATGTTGATGCGGCCCAACATTGCGGTGATCGGTAGACTTGCGTGGTCCAAGTTGCGGGTGCATCCGAAGATCACGGCTGCCCTTGCCCCCAGTTCCACCGGTAACACTCCCACGGCGAACGCTGGCGCTCAGCCGGCTACGGTGCAAGCCGTGGCCGATCTGCTGGAGCTGGATCAGATCATCATTGGCGAAGCGTTTATCAACACCGCCAAGCCTGGGCAGACTGCAACGCTGACGCGTTGCTGGGGTAAGCACATGGCTTTTCTGCATCAAAATCCTATTGCGACCATTCGGGGTAACGCGGTGACGTTTGGATTTACTGCACAGTATGGCACGCGGGTTTCTGGTTCCATTCCTGAACCGAAAGTAGGCCTTCGCGGTGCTCAACGCGTGCGGGTTGGCGAAAGCGTCAATGAGCTAATCGTAGCCAACGATGTTGGCTACTTCTTCCAAAACGTGGTGGC